TTGATACATAGCGTCACTAATCTCGCGCCCTGTCATATACATTGCTTCTTCGCAATCAATTGGCCTTGCAACCGCTGATGCAAGTGCCAGTGTCTCCAAATCAAGTGGTTTAATCTCAACTTCCAATTGTAATATCCGGTACGACCGCAAGTATTGTCATTGGTAAAGGATTAGACTGCCGGATAAATACGCGGCCATTCGTATTCCATACCGGCTTAATTGACATGGACAGATCGCCCGTTGTCAGAGTGTTTAATCCTTGTTTCATTTCAACTAATCGAGTGTTGTCTGGCCCGATTGAAACGCCTCTGGTGTTCTCTACCCGTATTGTGACAGTAGAAACCCGTTTTTTGCTGCCCTGCGCGGTTGCTATAGAAGTGTTGCTAATCTCTGGGTTCAGCGTCTCTATGTCTGCTGTATATCCCAATCCCACATGAACCCTTGATGCTGCGTTAGGTAATGTTATTGCCCCGCTTGAAACTGTCAGGTTGTTTACCACAAAACCATTTGCCAACACGGCTACTGCTTGTCCCTCTAAATGGTCAAGCCCAGTAATCGTGGTTACAGCTTCTCGAACATTACCGCCCGATATATACGCCGCAAAAGTAGAACTGTTGACATCTGTTCCGTTACTGTCTTTCAAATTAAATGTTGTTGTTGACCCTACTGTGCCGACTACCCAGCCGTTCTTGTTTAAGTCAGTCATCCCAGCAACACTTTCAATGTCTACTATTTCGCCTGCTGAAAGCCCGTGCGGGGAGCCTGTAGTAACAACGCAAGGGTTTGCCTGCGTAGCGCCTGTAACAGCTACCGGGCTATCTAACGTCAATCCACTATCAACAAAAAAAGCATCTTCTACAGATTTAAATTCCCTCGTATGCAAGCGTTCTATATAGCGTTTAGTTGCGCCGCCAATAGTGCGTTTAACAACCATGTACACCGCGTCCTCGTTGCCTTCCGCTATAGAACACACGCTTTCAACTATGGCATGGTTAGTCGAGCCAAACGTGCCGGCTATCTCATGCCTATGCCACGCCCATACTTCATGCTCCCGTAAGTATGTTAAACCCAGAAGAACACCATCAGATCGCACTGTCCAAACAACTGAAAATGGAGTTTCTTGATAACACCAATCAACAATCGTAAACCCTTCAAACAAATGGTTTGCTAATACGCCAAGGTCTGTTCCGGTATACCCGTCCGTATCCAACTTGTAAGCTAAGTCTCGAATTGTTGACCCTTGCTCTTGCACATACAAAACAGTTGAGCCAATCGTAATAGGCTCCACTTTGCTTGATCCTCGAAACTCTTGTGGCTTAACTATGACGGATGTCGGCGTAAGGACTTCATTAGTTCCAGCCGACACCCGCCACTCGCCGCCACTGGTCAGCACAATCAGGTCTGAAAGGGGGACCAGATGCCTAATCTCGTTGACCTGTCTAGCAGCGATAGTCCGGGTAATGCTGTCATCATCCTTACGCGGCGATGAGAAAGTAAGATTGTTATAATTAGCAGATTGTGAAAAAAAGATTGTTTGCGGCTTAAGGTTCGTATTAGCAAACACCATTCGCTGCTCATAATAAGTAACTGTTGACGGAAAGTTATTTGTTCCCCGGAAAGGGTTGCGTTGTTTGGGTGGCGTATCCGTTGTGTCTGGCTCAATGTTTGTGTCTACAAACTGTGCTGTTTCAGAAGCACCAATAAACCCATATACGCCATTTACCGACCGGTAGACATTATACTTGTCTCCGCCCGTTACAGCGGTCCAACTTACTGTGTTATCTCGCGTACTGTTAGAATTGGTTAATTCAACAAATTCCAAAGCAGCTGATCCGCCGCTAGTGTAAGTGGTGTAGTTCGTGCTATCTTCCCCATCAAGGGTAAAAGCCGTTCCTGATGTCTTGGTTATCGTAAATCGCCGGTCATTAAGCTCTGTCATTCCTGCAATGCCCTGTAACAAAACTTTATCGCCAGTTACAAAACCATGTGTTGCTGTTGTTACCGCCGCCGGGTTTGCTTTAGTGATAGCGCTAATGTTTTTTGTTGCGCCTACCCCAACAAGGCTTTCCTCTCCATCCTCATCGTTAAACGCGGTGACAGCGTAACGATCCGTCACACTGCCCGTTGTGCCAGCAGAAACGCTAACGCCTGTAGGGTGCGTCTGATCCGGCTTGAATGTCTTTTCTGTCAATGTCCACGTTGTATGAGCGGAACGTGTCAAATCACGCACCGCATAAGATGGATGGCAAATAGTCATCACGTCAGCTGATTGCGTTCTTTTTAAATCAAATAAATCCTCTTCCGCGTAAGTTGTTGTAACTGTATGTACTCGCGCAGCAGTGCCAGCAGAGCCGTAAGCCGTAAAAGCAGAGCTATTGACGTTCACGCCAGCCAATGTTTGTAGTTGAAACGTGTGAGTTGTTTTGCCTGCAATTTTAAAATTCTTGCCGTTTAGCTCCGTCATGCCAACCACGCCAATAATGTAAACCTCATCTCCGTCTGAATAGCCATGAGATGACGCAGTAACAACGCATGGGTTTGCTTGTGTGGCTCCTGATATTGTCTTAGCTGCTTCTAAAACTTGTCCCGCATCTTTGTGAATACGCATGTACTCATCGCCCATCTCCAGCGCATACGTTTGCTCTGTGTTGAACTCAAAAGCTACCAAGCGTACTGCTTTGCTGCTGTCTTTTACTTCTGCAATGAATTGTGTTCCGGCCCTGTTACTTGCGCCGCCGTGAGCGCGAATAAACACATTGAAAGCTGTTGCAAGTCCAGTTGTGTACTTTGAAAGATCAACCCGCGCATGAAGACTTGGTGCGAGTTCTCCACCCACAAAAGATGGCTGGATACCTTTTGTCATTAGAGCCTCGCTTCAATCCATGTGGCATCCAATGCCGGGTCATTTCTTCCCTCGCCACTGTCAGCAGCTGTGGTAGATTTCAAAGTGTTCTGGTAAATAGTAAGAGCTTCGCCTTTTTTGCTGGTGCTGCCTGTCAACGGCTCCGCGACCCTGTAAGCTACTGCCCATGTCAATAACTCAACAAAACCCAAATCAAACACGTTGGGGTCAGTTATTGATGAAGTAAATCTTAATTGTGCGTTTTCTACGTCTGTAACTATAAATTTACCGCTTGCACTGTCGCTGATAACTTCAAACTCAAGTATGTCTTCCCCAGCAAGATTAACAATCTCTAGGGCGTTTAAACAATCGCTTGGGTACTGATATTGGAAAGACCATCCAGATGGAGCCGTCCCAATAGCTGCTAACGTCACATATTTAGTTGCAAAGTTCCAAGCGTGGGTTCGCAGCAAATGATCACGGGCATGGGCATAATATATGTTGCAGTATTTTGCTTCCTCACTGCTTTCTGTGAGGCTTTCAATTTCAGCTTCTGCTCCTATGTGAGCCAATGCTTGATTGCAGATAGATACTTCACTTGCCATAGCGCACCTTACTCATTATTTAGCAGATTTCTTTGTTCGTTCGGGTTTACTTTCGCTTAGTATTTCTGCATCGCTTGGCAATACAGATTTCATTTCGTCAGGCATATCGTGTGGGTTGTTGACTGACCGCCAGCGACTTTCACCATCAAAAAAATTCCGCTTAAAATTTACCAACATTTGTTTTTCCCCTTATTTGATAAAAAGAATAGTGACGCGGAGCCACATAACCCCGCGCCACTGTTCAGTCTTAGTTAGTAGCGTCAGGCACTGCTTTCCATCCAGTAGGATCGATGGTTAGAAATGCTGAGTAAGTGCCGGCAGTAGTCGTTGCCGCAGCTACAATAGCTTGCACACCGATAAACCGCTCATAAGCGTTAGAGCCTTCAGGCGGTAAAGGTAAAACAAGCGTATAACCAGCGACAAGATCAGCTTTGCCAATTGCACCTGTGTCAATGTGACCAGTAGAGGTAGTCGCATGGATAGCCGCAGCGTTGTCAGACCGAAGCCTAAACTGCACTGTTGCAGAGCCATCAGACGTAACCGCCTGATCAATCTGAATAATCAGATATAAAGGTTGTCCGTTACCCATGTCACGGGCTACAGATGTATCCACAACATTTGTTGAAAGATACGTTCCTGCTGACTGACTGAGATCAGCCGCATCAGCAAATTCAAGTCTGCTATCGATAATCATTAGATAAGTTCCTTTGCTTCTAGGGGCTTAAGATACAACAGCTTCGTCAGCAGCCAGAGCGTCTACGCGGCGCACTGGAATACCTTGGAAACTAGTGACCATTTTTCCGCCAACATTCTCAATTGTAAGAGTTGAGTCGGAGGTTGCTGATGACACTTGTCGGCGCATAAACGACATGGTGTTCCGGCTCATGTAAAACGCAGCCCGGCCCATGTTGAGGTTCGGGATTTGTGTCATTGCTTGGAACATCAAGTCAGGAATGTCAGCACCAGATGCTGCATCTTTGGTTAATGCCGACTTGTCAATGTTTGGCACACGGACAATGTAACGCCAATCGCGAACTGTTAAGCCCACATCCCAGCGATAGTGTGTCCTGTACGCTTCCATACGGCCTGAATTAGAGCCGTCAGAAGCATCTTCAACAGTCACTTGGCCCTTGTCAGTCACTTGAAGACCGGCTTTAGAACCTTTTGGAACAATGCCGTGACAGGTGTTTGGACCCCACACAATCAACCAGATTGATGCGTTGTCAGTACCGCTGCCGCCGCCAACAATAATGTTTTCGCCGTTTGCAGCTGACGTGCTGTTAAACCTAGAAGAAAAGCCTTCAAATTCTTCAGGTGCTGTGCTGTCATCGCCATAAAACAATGTATCAACACATTCTTGGTTCATGCCCTCAATGTGAGCGCGGTCTTCCAAGAGACGATAAGCAGCTGTGTTGCCGTTTAGATCAGCCAGAGCCTTATCGATTTCTGCATATGCCTCAAGCATACCGCAGTTATCGGTGACTTGAACTGTCTCGCCTTTGTTAGGCTGGACACCACCATACAACTTACGCCATGTAGGTGCTGGGATACCCGAACGCATAGTTGTTCGGTGACCAGTAGGAAGATTGCCTTCCACCCATGACATATCGTCTAGTACTTCATTGGTTTCGTTGAGAATCTCAACGACATCAGCAATAGCCCCGTTAGGGTCTGTTGCTTTGGCTAAATCCGCAAGAGTCGGATTTGTAACTGAAAGCGTAGCCATTTAGCTTACTCCTTATTTGTCATTGTTGGAAACATCCGCTCTGCTGCCGACTCAAGTCTTGAGGGGCCATCAGAAGCGGCGCTTGGAATGTCGGAGGGCGGGGATACCGCCGCGCCGTGAGATCGAAACGCCTCTATGACGCCCGGATGGTGATCCAGACCTAAATGATGCAGAGTTTGGCCTAACGAACCATCATGATCGACTGCCGCTAATCCAACTTTTGCCTGCCCCATTGCCTCGCCCGTCAAAAGGCCAGCAGCCTTAGACGCTTGAGTCCATATAGACGCTTGTTCCTGCCATTTTGCTGCTTGGTCTTGCTGCATTTGCTCAACCTTGGCTATGTAACGATCCGCTAGGGCTTGTGCTTGCTCATTGCTCACACCTTGCTCTTTAAGAATTGCCACATCTTCGTCACCAAATTCCCAGCCTTCAGGCAAAGACACCTCATAACTTTCCGGCGCATCCTGCTTACCCTCCTGTTCGGAGCCAGCTTCGCTTTCTGCATCGGACGCCGTGGCGTCATCGTCAGCCGAAAACGCATTGTTCTCGACTTTATCGGCTTGTGCTTCCGCACTCGCCTCATCGGAAGAAGCAAACGCTTCCCCGGATGTCTCTGTTGTCTCTACTGCTTCTGTCGCTGCTAATGCTTCTTCAGCCATTACTTTCCCCTTTAATTAATGCCATAGTTGCGTTTTCCTCAACAATCTGCTGATAAAAATGAAGGCGCGATGGCTTTAAAAGCTCCCCCAGTATCATTCTAGAGAAGGATTGCCTGCCAAGCCTATATGCTGTTAAGTCATTCATTCCTGCTACAAACGCCTCGTTCAACGCTCCACTGCCTTCTAACGCATCACCTTGCGCTA